GAAGCTGAAGACGAAGCTGATGTTGTTGTCACTATTGATGGGGAAGCGCCTGACCCCGAAGATGAGGAAGAAGCCCGCGCGCCTGAATGGGTCCGCGATCTTCGCAAGCAGTATCGTGAGGAAAAGAAACGCGCCAAGGAGTTGGAGCAGAAGCTAGAGAGAATGGAGCAAGGGCAAGCGCCTGCGCGTCAGCCTCTAGGTCAAAAGCCAACGCTCGAAAGCGCGGATTACGACACCGAACGATATGAGACGGAACTTGCGTCGTGGTATGAAAAGAAGCGACAGCATGACGAACAGCAAGCAACCATTCAGGCTGAACAGCAATCTGTTCAGAAGGAATGGGAAGGCAAGTTGGAGAGTTATCACTCTTCTAAGGCTGATCTTAAAGTCAAAGACTATGAGATGGCCGAAGATGTGGTGCAAGACACTCTCAGCGTGATGCAGCAAGGCATGATTGTTCAGGGTGCGGATAATCCCGCTCTTGTCGTTTATGCTTTGGGCAAGAACCCGAAGAAAGCGAAGGAACTTTCCTCAATTGTAGATCCCGTGAAGTTCGCCTTTGCGGTGGCAAAATTGGAGACCAATTTGAAAGTCACAAAGCGTAAGGCGTCAGCAAAGCCGGAGAAGAAGATCAGCGGCACAGGTCGTCCTTCTGGTTCGGTAGACAGCACCCTTGAACGGCTGCGCGCAGAAGCTGAAAGGACTGGAGACTATTCCAAGGTTTTCCAGTATAAGAAGCAGAAGCGTTCAGCTTAACACATGAAGGAGAAGTAATGCCGCGAAGTGAGGCATCAAAAGCGAAAGCGAGAGAGCGCAGTAAACGCTGGCGTGAGGCCAATAAGGCTCATGTTGCCGAATACCAGAAGAACTGGCGTGAGGCTAACAAGGAGCACATCAAGGTCTACCAAAGCGAATACGATGCGGAATATCGCAATCGTGAAGATGTTCTTGAAAACGTCAGGTATCGCGGACTGCAAAAATACGGACTTACTTCTGAGGGGTTCAATGAACTTTGGATCAGCCAGAATGGAAAGTGCGCCATTTGCAGTGTCGATATGTTGCCGCGTGGACGAAAGAAGCAGTCTGCTTGCGTTGATCACAACCACATCACTGGTGACGTAAGAGGATTGCTTTGTCGGGAATGTAATAATGGCATAGGATGCCTGAAGGACGACCCCGAAATTCTGAAGTCTGCAATCAAGTATCTCAATGAAGCGGGCAATTACAGCTCCCTTCGCCATAACCAAGTAGGAGACTAAAATGGCGAATTCTTTCAGTAAAGAGGAACGCGTCGCGTTCGAAAACATCCTCGAGGGCTTCAATGACGCCCTGGTTCTTTCGTCCCTGGTGACGAAATACAACACCAACGGCCAGCAGATGGAGCGCTCTTCGGACACCATCTGGCGCCCGATGCCTTACATCGCTCAGTCGTATGATGGCTCGGACGCAACTTCGAACTTCGGTGACAACACCCAGCTCGCAGTTCCGGCAACCATCGGCTACCAGAAGCACTCGACTGCTCTGCTGACCGCGAAAGAACTTCGTGACCAGCTGCAGGAGAACCGCCTGGGCCAGGCCGCTGCACAAAAGCTCGCCTCGGACATCAACGTGGCCGTTCTCTCGGTTGCGTCGAACCAGGGCACCGTTGTTTCGAAGCGCACCACCGCTGCCGGCGGCTATGCGGACATCGCAGAAGCAGACGCTCTGTTCAACGAGCAGGGCATTGCAATGTCGGATCGCAACTTCGCTCTCTCGAGCCGCGATTACAACGGCATGGCTGCTGACCTGGCCGCACGCCAGACCATGAACAACATCCCGACCGAGGCCTATCGTCGTTCGTATGTTGGTGAAGTGGCTGGCTTCCAGACCTTCAAGATGGACTATGCAAACCGCCTGACAGCGGCTGCTGGCACCACTGTGACGGTCAACGGCGCGAACCAGTATCACACCCCTGCGGCGACTTCGACTGCGGGCACTGGCGAAACGTCGAACGTGGACAACCGCTACCAGAACCTGACCATCGCTGTTGGCCTTGGCACAGTGAAGGTTGGCGATGCGTTCACCATCGCTGGCGTCAACGCTGTTCACCACATCACCAAGCAGGACACTGGCCAGCTGAAGACGTTCCGCATCGTCGAGATCGTTTCCGGCGCCGGCGGTTCGGGTGTTGTGAAGATCAGCCCGGCAATCGTCTCCAACGGCGGCTCGACCGACGCAGAGGCACAGTATCAGAACGTGACCGCGACCCCGGCAAACGGCGCTGCGATCACCTTCCTGAACACTGCTGCAGCTTCGGTGAACTGCTTCTGGCATCGTGACGCGATCGAACTGCTTCCTGCTTCGTTGGCCGTTCCAACTGACGCTGGTGCAGACATCATGCGCGCAACGACCGATCAGGGCGTTGAACTTGTGATGCAGAAGCAATTCGACATCAACACCCAGAAGACCAAGTATCGCTGGGACACGTTGTATGGCGTTGCGCTGGTTCAGCCTGAAATGGCTGGCATCATGCTGTTCTCGCAGACTTAATGATCTTTGGGTGGGGCTTCGGTCCCACCCTACTCTTTATAGGAGGCTCACATGAGCGTTATGCTTTACAAACACCCAGGCAAGCACCAGATCCACGGTGACAGCTTTGACTACATCGTTGTTGAAGAAGGTGACGTTGCTGCGAAGGTGAAAGAGGGCTGGGCCAAGTCAACGGACGAAGCCAAGGCACCCAAGAAGACCGCAAAGAAACCTGCGGCGAAACGTAAAGCTAAGGAATAAAGCATGGCATATACGAAGCGTGATATTGTCGAACAGGCATTCGAAGAAATCGGTCTTGCTTCGTATGTCTTTGATTTGCAGCCGCAGCAGCTCGAAAGCGCTCTGCGGCGCCTTGATGCGATGATGGCCACCTGGAACGCCAAGGGCATCCGCCTGGGCTATCCTCTGCCATCCTCGCCCGCTGACAGTGACCTTGATCAAGAGGTTGGCGTCCCTGACGATGCCATCGAGGCAATGTATCTAAACCTGGCGATCCGCATCTCTGCCGGCTTTGGTAAGACGGTGAGCCCGGAAACGAAAGCCGCAGCCAAACGCGCATACAACGAGATCGTCGCCAACTCTGCGATGCCGATCGAAATGCAGCTGGGCAATCAGACGATCCCTGGCGGCGCTGGCAACAAAGGCTGGCGCTATTACAACAACCCGTTCCTGCGTGAGCCACAAGACCCGTTGCAGGTCGGCTCTGACGGCATTCTTGATCTGGAGTAAGACATGGCCACAATCAATCAACTCTCTTCCGTGAGCTCGCTGCAAGGCGGTGACAACATCGCTGTCTGGGACACCAGCAACGGCGACAGCCGCAAGGCATCCATCACCACCCTGATGGACTATGTGAACGCAAACGTCACAACGGTCACGCAGAACACCCAGTATGCCTCACCTGCGGCCACCGGCTTCAGCGTCACGGTCAATACAGGCAACGTCTGGCTGATCCTTACACCTGTTAGCACATACGCTGCTGGAGCCGTTGTGCTGCCCACTGGTGCATCTGACAAGGACACAGTGACCGTGAACTGCACGCAGATAGTTACGTCCCTCACGGTGTCTTCTGGAGCCACTGTTGTGGGTGCGCCAACAACACTTGCTGCTAACGATTTCTTCACAATGCGCTATGATGGCGCAACTTCCACCTGGTTCCGGGTTGGCTAATGCAGATCCCTGATCGCTCCTTTTACGTTTACCATCATGTTCGCCCTGACACAGGTCAGGTCTTTTATGTTGGCAAAGGGAAGGGGCGTCGGGCTTTTGATCGAGGCGCGAGGCGCGGCCAGTTTTGGCATAGGGTTGTCAAGAAAGCTGGCGGCGTTTTGGTTGAGGTGGTTGCACAAAGCCTCACCGAAGATGAGGCGTTTCTGCTGGAAAAGAAAAACATCGCTGCCTTTCGCAAGCAGCGTGTTCGACTTTGTAACCTGACTGATGGCGGGGATGGCGTATCTGGGCTGAAGCGAACGCAAGCGTGGAAACGCATGATGAGCCAAGTGCATTCTGGGAAAATTATTCCAGACGATGTTCGCCAAAAAATATCAGCGTCGGTGAAGGCATCAGGCTTTGTGCATACGGACGAAATGCGCAAAAAAATATCTGAAGCACACAAGGGGCACAAACGCTCTTTGGGATATAAGCACACAGACGAGTGGAAGGCCGCGCAACGCATCAGGTCGGCTGGCAACAAAAGCAGGACTGGGCAGGTGCGCAGTGAAGAAGAACGAGCAAAGGCATCAGCTTCTTTGAGTGGGCGCATCCAGACAAAAATAGAATGCCCGCACTGCGGCAAGATCGGTGGAAACGCAATGAGGCGCTGGCACTTTGACAACTGCAAAAGCCATGGTGAACCCAAATGATGATACCCTTGCTTAACGGCATTTACGCTGACGCAACGCCAGACTTTCGGACATCCTACCCAAAGAACATGGTTCCCGTTCCAAAGGCGACGGGGATTTCTGAGGGGTATCTGCGCCCGGCGGAGGGGATTGTGGAGCTTGGCACCGGCCCTGGCGTAAACCGTGGCGGCATCAACTGGAACGGCACGATCTACCGGGTGATGGGCACCAAACTGGTTTCCATCTCCGCAGATAACGTTGTGACCGAGATTGGCGATGTTGGCACAGGTGGCCGGGTGACGTTCAACTATGGCTTCACCTATCTGGCGATTGCCTCTGGTGGCCGCCTGTATCTCTACGATGGAACAACGCTTGCCCAGGTGACAGATCCAGATCTCGGCACCGTTCTCGATGTTGTTTGGGTCGATGGTTACTACATGACCACCGATGGCGAGTTCTTGGTAGTGACGGATCTCGATGACCCGTTCGCTGTGAACCCTCTGAAGTATGGTTCGTCTGAAGCTGAACCTGATCCGGTTGAAGGTCTTCTGAAGCTGCGTAACGAGATCTACGCGTTGAACCGATACACCATCGAGGTGTTCGATAACGTGGGCACCACAGGCTTTCCGTTCCAGCGCATTCCTGGTGCGCAGATCCAGAAGGGCTGCGTGGGAACACATGCCAACTGCGTGTTCATGGACGCGATCGCCTTCCTTGGTGGTGGTCGCAACGAAGCGCCTTCGATTTACATGGGCGCAAACGGATCGACCCAGAAGATCGCCACGCGCGAAATCGAAGAAATTCTGGCGACATACACAGAAGCGCAGCTTTCCGTTGCGTTCTTGGAAGAGCGCACCGACAAAGCGCATCAGTTCCTGATCGTTCACTTGCCAAATCATACGCTGGTGTTCGATGGCGCTGCAACGCAAGTGGTGGGCCAGCCCGTTTGGTTCTCACTGTCTTCGACGCTGGTTGGCGATGGCAAGTGGAATGCCTGCGCCTGCATCTGGGCCTATGACCGCTGGAATGTCTGCCACCCGACAACCAATCAGTTTGGTTATCTGGATGACAGCATTTCAACTCACTGGGGTCAGACGATCGGCTGGGAGTTTGGCACACTGATTGTTTACAACAATGGTCAGGGTGCAATTTTCCATGACATCGAACTTGTTTGCCTGACTGGATCTACAGCGTTTGGCGTCGATCCGACCATCTGGACGCAATA